TATGTCTGCATACTCTGGATGGTATGAAATGATATACCCATCCGTGTATTGTGATATAGTTTTATAGTATTCTGCAGTCTTACTACCATTGGTTAAAAAACTAAATGTGTGTCCTTGTTCTTTAATGAGTGTTGCAAGATCTATAAAGTGCTTCCAATGTGTTGGCTCGCCACCACTTATTCTATAACAGATGTGTTTTCCAGGCTGCTTAAAATTTTCAACAAATCTTTTTACAGTTTCCCATTGTGGCTGTCCTGTGCTTCCGTTATGAAGATGTTCAGGACAATATGAACAACGATAGTTACACTTATTAGATAAAGTCCAACTAACAAGGAACCAGTTTTCTTTCGATGGGTCTTGATACGTTAATTTCATTCTGTCATGCTGTGCTTAATAATAAGATTATGCGTTCTTTCAGTTAGTTTTACCGTGAGTATGAGCGCATAGAGACCATCCGAAAAACTAAAGACACTGTGATCTTTTTGAAAGTTGATAAAGTATAGAAACCCTGGATCTGGATAAAAAGGTTTTCCGTCAAGCATGTGTACAAAATTTTCAGGTTTGCATTTTCCGAAAACACATAAGAGTCTAAAATACTCTGGACCAACTCCTGGAAAATCTCTATGAGGTGGAAAATATCCTCCCTGATCAACTCTCAATAAATGAACACGACCAATATCCGGAGAGAACTCATCAACAAGTTTTGCAAGTTGAGGTATCGACTTATATACTTCCGTAGGAGTAGTAAAATTTTCTTCCTTCATTTCAACGTCGTGATATCTTTGCATATGACCAAAACTGTTTAGATGATAGTTATCCATTACATCTCCAGTATGACTGGTAATGGGTAATCCCCATCTATTATTGTGTATATCTTTCTTTGCATTATATGGACACCAGTTTTCTTTAAACTGTTCTAATTGTTGTTCCACTTCGTGTTCGTTAATTTTTAATTTTAATTTAACTGTATCACCAAGATTGGTTAGACTGTTCCACAGCAATGCTCTATTCTGTTTCTCATCCATTGTATATAGACTCCAATTCTGGGAACACTTCCACAAAGTTTTGTCCCCTTGTTTGATCATTAATTTTTAAATATTCTTTCATGGAAGGTAACTTATGACTCCAATCTTCCGAATTCATATAATTTAATAAACCGTACCATCTCTGTCTTCCGAAAGGATTTAAACTGAACTCGATATCTCTCTTAAAACTCATTGCAAAATTAGTTATCTTTGTATCTACTTCCTTTTTAATATGTTTAGGTAGTACCCGAACATTTAGATGGCTGGGAAGATAAACAAGATGCAATCCTATTATTCCAGCACCATACGGAAGTGCATTAATTTTTTTAAAATTCTGATCTAATTTCCATTCTGCTAAATCTGATATTCTGTAAATGTTTAATGCTTGAACAGCGCAGGCAATGTTCACAATTATATTATCTGGTGTTTGATCTAATAATTTTAAGTTACTTTCTATTGTTGAAAATTTGCTTGGATATCTAATGTAATCGTTTTGTTCATATATAGCATCCAGGCTGAAATTAAATTTTACTAATTTAAATTTTTCCCAGAGTTCTAATAACCTTTCACTTATTTCAGTGCCATTAGAATTGTATCTTAATATACAATTTTTTGCATGACCTTCGGCAACCATGAATTCAAGTATGGCATAGTGTTCCGGTATCATTAATGGCTCGCCACCTGCAAAATATAATTCCTTGATGTGGTGTGCTTGACCTTTCATGGAATCGATAAAACTACCTTTCTTGTACCATGTATAATCATAATCAGGATTCCAATTCTGATCTTTTATTAAGTCTTGATTTTTATACTTAGGGTACTGTAACTTCCAATCCTTGATCCAACTTGAACTATCATGTGGGGAACACATCACACACTTTAAATTACACATATTTCCAAGCCTTAGATCAAAATAAGGAATGTTAGCAGGAATGCTACCATCTTCCTTGGTTTGAGAAACTATGCTATCAATGTCAATACGTTCCTTCCAAACTTCCGTTTCCCAGTTACGTTTACTTTTAATACCTTTTGATTCTTCTTCAAAACATTTGCGGCAACTACTTGGAATCTCTCCATTTAACATTTGTAGTCTTGTTCTTCTCATATGATGACTATTAAAAACTTCTTCTATGGTATGATCTCTCATGTTCATAGCAATGCCATCCTTCTTGACCAGACCCACTTCCTTTTCATCTTGCACACCAGCACCACTGGCGTTTGCAGTACAGCATACCCTTACATCTCCGTTGGGACGAGTAGCAAGATGTATCCAGGGTAACGGACAAAAAGTTTTACTTGAATTGTTCTTCAAAACGATTATATACTCCGCATTGTTTTCTGCACTCTTTTAATGGTGTGCTTTTCCATGTATTTTCAATTTTATCAAAGAACCCGTCATTGAATATTTCTTGCATAGTATTCCTATGCAAATTAGGGTAATTTGCAAAATGATTTAAAAAGTCAATTCTACTTGTTGATGTAGGTTGTATGTAATCGTGATCCAACCAACAACAAGGTAACAAGTTTCCATTAGCACCTACGTAAATTGCTTTTTCTTCTTTTACTTTACAATTTATCTCTACTTTATCGTGGCTATTTTTTACCTTAGTAATATTTTCTTTTTGCTTGACTGATTTTTCTGTTGGTTCTAACGTATCTATCTGCTTTCCGTTACTATCTAATACTTCCAAGACATCATTTCTAAATCTGCTGGTATTCTTGCTATGAAATTCTTTAAATCCAATTTCATACGCAAGTTTTTTACAGTCCTCGATTTGATGTACGTTATGCTTAAAGATAAGCATATCCCATACTGCTTCACCGTTTTCATTTATAAATGTTTTTGCGTTGTTAATAATCTTGTTCCAGTTGGTTCCGATTCTGTATCTACTGTGGGTATCCTCGAGTCCGTCAATACCGAATCTGACCCTGACACCTTCTTTAGCAAGGGCCTTCCAGAAATGATCATCTCTGGCACTGCCGTTAGTATTCATTCCTAATTCTATTCCAGGATTAGTTTCTCTTAGATATTGAAATATTTCTAAGGTATCTTTTGCAATGATAGGATCACCGAAGTTTCCACACATGTACACTCTATCTAATTGTCGTACAAAATTTCTCGGAAACCAGTTAACAAAAGTTCCTAAGTCTATCTCATTTAATTTAAGAAAAGGATTATCAACACCACCCTGAAGATTTCTTGCACACATAGGACAACTTGCCTGGCAGCGCGAAGTTACTTCCAAGTGTATGGTCCTTATCTCATCAATTCTATACATTTTTATTTCCAATTATCATAAAGCGTGTATACTTGGATAATTCCATAGAACATTGCCTCAATGGATTTAGATTACACTGTTCCATGAATTCATTTCCTTCCTTAACACAGCGTATGTGTTCTTCAAGTTCAAAATAATTATTGCTTTGAACTACAAATAATGAATCCGGTTGCAGTGCCAACCATGCATCATATTGTTCCTGTGTGATGTGTTCACAACTGGTATTGATAATAATATCTGTTTCGGATCTGTATGTTGTCATGTCTGCTGTAATTGCCGTAAATCTTCCCTCAATCTCATAGTTCTTATTCATGGTATAAGCAATTTTTTCACACTCAGGATCTATGTCTATACTCGTGATGTGTTTAATTTTTGGTTCTGCATTAAACAATAAGGTAGCGAGTACGCCATTCCACCCACCATGTATTGCAATTGTTTTATTTTCTAAAGAAATTACTTCCTGTAATGATTCCACCAACCAGCGTTTACTTCTTAATTGTCCTTTCCAAAAACTTTCTAAAGTTCGATATTGGTCTTTGCTATCACGAATAGCGTCCATCCAAAACATAATATCGTCCAAATTAATTTTCATATTGTTTCCATTTTGGTATTTTGCTGTCAGCAGAACTAACACAGGTACCAGTAATACATTTAGATGGTGCTTTAAACAGCGTAAAACCGCCTGTAAGCGTGCCTAAAGGCTCTTCCGCACAACTGTATGCCCTTTTTACTTCAACCCCCCTTATAACGCAACTTTGATGCCCTGCTGCGCATGTCCAATCTTTGAACTTGTTGAATCCAAAAGCATTCATTCTTTCTGCTTGATCCAATCCATAATTATTTCCCTTGATATCTTCAAAATACATCTGTAGAACTTTTTCACCTTGATTGTTTTGTGGAAAATTGGTTTGCATCTTGTGTATCTGTTCTTCGGTATATCCCTTTACTACAAAACTCGCAGTTGGATCACTCTGTGGCTTGAGGGTAACATTTATTCCTCTTTCGGAAAATCTTGAGCAACGATCATAGTATTCATCAAAACTATCAGGCACCATGACCTGATTGATTGTAACAAGAACTCCGTCATTCATCAACTGTAAACACTTATCTCCAAATTCTTGTTCGTGTGCAAACTCCGCATGGTAACTTGCCGTGATACTTCTTCGCTGAAGATCCTTTGTTGTTTCCAACCATCTTGTCCACCACTTGCTGCCCGGCGATAGATTAGTGGTTAGGTGTATGCTTTGGTAAGGTGCTTCCGTGTCCCCACAGTAATGCTCTATGAGTTCTCCAAAGTGTTTGTAGGCAGTAGGCTCGCCACCACTGAAACTGAAATGGAATTCCGTGAATCCATTTGCTCTTGCCTGCCGCTTGATTTCATCTATCGTGTTCTTGTAAATTTCCAGGTCCAAATGATCAGGTTGATCCGTGTTGGCATAGGGCCAACAGTATGAACACTTGTAATTGCAGAAGCGTCCCAATATCCAACTAACATTGAATAGTGGTTGATCCAGCATTGTTCTCTGTCCAAATTTAACTACATTTTGGAAAGGTATAAGTGTAAAATCATTCATTATATGCATATTTAACCACGTTTAGACTTGACAACCGCGTTTAAGGCTTATATACTAATGTTGTGTTTAAATACATGACATTTAATATGGAGAAAAATAAGATGTCAAATACAGAAGCAATCAAATCAGCAATGGAATCATTCCTTGCAGAAGATGAAAAATTTGAAGCAGGAAATGGTGCGGCTGGTACAAGAGCACGTAAGGCCCTACAAGAAATGGCCAAGGCTATCAAAGAAAGACGCAAGGAAATCACAGACACCAAGAATGCCCGCAAAGCAGAAAAAATGGGTGGCTAAATGGATGATGACGACAAGCAATATACAGTAACGCTTGATCCAACTTATACCTATAGTGGTGGTGCCGCAACTACAAGCACCATCACCATGGGTGACCATGATGGTAGCATGAGTGACGATTACGCATCCGATATTAATTCAGGAACATTTACGATAAACACTGGCAGCATCTCTGATCCAGATTGGCAATACGATTCCAACATTACCGTTCCGGAAGGTTCCGATATCAAGATTGGCGATAAGAGCCTAAAGACATTCATGGACACCATGGAAAAGAGAATGGCCATCCTGCAACCGGATCCTAAAAAATTAAAAAAATTTGAAGCACTGCAAAAAGCATACGAACACTATAAACACTTAGAAAGGTTATGCGAAATAGATGACGAGGACGAGAACAAAGGCCCGAACTGGTAAAGACAAGAACAGGCTATTCAGAGACATTATGAGAATTGGTGTTCTCGAAGACGAAATCAAATATGCGAAGAGTCAATTACAACCACATGATACAGGACACATATACACAGCGATTGATTGGCTGGAATACAGAGTTAGACGACTGAAAGGGATAAAGGATGACGACTAAAGTAAAATTAATTTCATATTCACAACCTGCAGAAAATGTTACAGCAGAACATCTTGTGAATGTTCAAGACCTTATTGCCTATTGTGCAAGGGTAAGTAACCCCAGCAATCAGTTGAATAGAGAAACAAGTGAGAAACTAATCAAGTATTTGATTAAACATGCACACTGGTCACCACTTGAAATGGTTAGTGCCTGCTTGGAAATTAATACCACACGTGATATTGCACACCAGATCGTGCGACATCGCTCATTCAGTTTCCAGGAATTTAGTCAACGCTATGCTGATCCAAAGGAGTTTGGAGAACAGTTTACATATCGCGAAACACGCCTGCAGGACGAAAAGAATAGACAGAACTCAATCGAAATTAATGCACTGGAA